GAAGAGGTAGTTGATTGCAGCACCTAATTCACCCGTGTTCTTTTCACCGTCAAAAGATGATGTCCACACGTTGTCTCCTCGCAATCCATGATGGACGAACGCTTCTTTTTTAGGCTCTTCGTCCTTTCCCGAAAATGCTTTTATGACCCTTTGTAATCGCCCCATGCTTCTCTGAAATTCTTTTCATCGACCAAACGAACTTGCCGCCCGACTTTTTTGTTAATGTAATACGATCTTAGTTTTTCCATTGCCATAATAGACTTCATAACTTGCTCAGAAGTTCTATATACGGTCTTTATTTTGGTCTGGCCATCGTCTAACCAATATTCCTCAATGCCATCTTTTTCAGCAACCGTTAAAAGACTGTTTTCAAGCGCAGTAATTACCGCTTCAATCTTATCAATCTTGGTTTTAAGATTAGTTCCTGTTCGTATGTAATCTGCTGCTGCTTCGTAAACTACCATTACAATGTCTTTATTTCGTCAATCTTTGCGCCTGTTATATTTCCTGCTGATGGTGAACCCGTTGGTATCGGTGTTTCAGATGTTGTGCTTCCGCTTGGTGCTTGCGGTACTACGTGTGTATGGCTATTATAATCCGATACCAAAGAATTAAGGTCATCACGTAACTCGTTATACGCGCTTTCTAATTCTGAATATCTAACCATGTTATCCGTATCTCCGCCAATTTCCATAGTTCCGTCCGCTTTCATCCAAGTATAGAACACCTCTACACCGTCCGCGTCCGTTGCAAATGTTCTAAACTCGCCAACGTCTGCTTGTTGATTTGTGTTTACGTAACCTATTACAACGGATTGACCAGATGTAGTTGTCTCTGCAAAATAGCCTTTTGTATCTTTGACTGGATTTGAATCCAACCCATACGGTAATATTTCCGCAGTTTCACGAACATCTGAACGCCCGAAACGCAGTGATTTAATCAACCTTGCAGCCGACTTTAACCTTGTCGATATGACCTTGACAATACTACCCATTGAATATATTTAAAGGGTCTGATAAATCAAACATTGAAGGTAACACGCAGTTCAATGTAGCTGTTTGCTCTTTTTCGTTTCCTTTCAAGTTAACAGACCGTACAAACCAATTCGTCTTGTTGTAAAGATACAATTCTTTAGAACGAAATTCAATAATGGTATTTGGTCGAATTATGTTCTCATTTATCGTCCATCTAGGCAACTCAATTGTCAATTCAATATTAGACAACTCCGAAGCCCTTAATATACTTGCAGCATCTTCACTATCGTTGTCATTCCCGCTTGTCTGAACTTCTATTCGCGGTCGCTCAATTCCAACCAAAGCATTTGTAACACTACCTTCACCTGCATTACTTTCATCTATCGAAGCGTCTTTTAACACCGTCAATGATGAGTGTAACCCTTGACCGTTGACCTTTAAACTTGCCGATGTTTTAGCGTTTGTCAAATCTGCAATAGGTCGTTGATTTGTTCGCGCTTTAGTAAATAGGACTTGACCTATTTCATCATGGCTAAGTATTATTCCCTTTTGCGATGCTAACTTCTTTAAGTAACTTTCAACGCTTTCATCTGGCTTAGCTTCTACCGTTTCGTAGGTTTTATCCATTTCAGATTGAACAGAAGAAGATATGGCATAACCTAAACCAAAAGGCCGTATTACTTTCTCAGCGATTTCACGCAATGTTAATCCATCTGATTGAAGTGGATAAACAGAAGTAGGTAATGGGCAATCTGCCAATATACCCGTTTTAGAGTAACCCGAAATTGACGTTAATGCCTTTGATGGATTGTCCTTAAAAACGTTGCTTAAAATAGTTCCAGTTATCAATCGCTCATTACCTTCTTGTACTATTGCTTCGCTGTAAGATAGCGGCTTGAATAACCTTTTATGCTCCGCGCTGTTAGGGTCAAAATATGCGGCAAACGAAAACGTAGATGCAATGCTGTCATAATTCAATGTTACATTGACCTGATTGAAAAAGTCGTATCTATTTCCGCCTATCTTCAGAATCATCCTACGTAATAGATTATTTCTCTATTTGGTTGCAACTCTAAAAGTTCATTAAGCCCGATGTTATTGGTGTCAATCAACAACTGCAAATTTTCATCTGCATTATCCAAACCATAAAACCGATTTGTTAACGTAATAGGGTCGGATGGATATACAAGCGTGTACCTTCTTTCTTGCCTTGAATTTAAAGCAATTTCAAACAACTCAGATACGGTTTCGTTTACCAACTCTTCCAAAGCTGACAACGTTGGAAAGTCTGGAATGTAACTGTTCGGTTGACTTCCAAATTCAGTTTGCATACCGTCCAATGTAGCAACGTATGTATTGTAATTTGTAAGCACTGTTTGAGCCGTTTCAAGCGCATCTTCTGCGGTTTGATATTCGCCCGTTACAACCGCTTCAGCTGTGGTTGTTTGAAGTGTAGCCCCGTTAGCTTGGTACGTCCTTTTTTGATTAGGTGTTAACCCTGCTAGGTTGTTACTAATGCTGTCCGTCAAGCGCGTAAATTGAGATGTTAACGTTCCTAATCGTTCACTTACATTGGCTTGAAATCTTGCAGGTGCTGATATGAAGTTTTGGATAGCGTTCATAGCCGCCAACGGCTCAGAAGTAGCATTATTGATAAAGCTGTTCGCGTTGGTAAATGCATTGAAATACTCCGCTCCTAAGTCTCCCGTTGCTATTCTTGAACCCTCACCATATAGGTCGTTTGTAGTGTCTTTTAATTCTACAATATCCGATGGTGTCGGCTCTACATTTGCAGCAAAATCTTCTGCAATTGTCGCGTCTGCCGTAACCTTACCGTCAACTATTCTGTCAACGGGTGAAGTGGTTGTGCTAGGTCTAACTTGACCAAGTGTTTCAATGACTTGACCTTTGATAACCGTGGTGTTTAACCTTGAATTATCGAACTCCAAAGAAATCGGATGAACCTTCAAATCTCCGTAGAAAGGGTGCGATAATTTCCACGCTCTACTATCTCGACTTGCCAATTCAAAAGCATCCGAAACGTCTAACACGTCCTCGCCTTGAAATATCAATTCTAAGGCATATCGGTTACCTCTACTTGCCTTTCTCGTTACAAGTGTTCCGTTAATGTTCGGAAAATCAAACTCAGCTATATTGTACGACACTAACTTCTTGGCATTCAGATACAAGGGCGTAAACTCACTACCTTCACCGCAAGTTATTACTATGTCTTCTTTGACTCTTTCAACCCAACTCATCGCATAAACCTTTTTTGCGCCTGTTTAATAAAATAGTCAGGTGCTTTGTTTACCGCTTTCAAACTTGCCTTTCTCATAAATCCAGTTGCTGCCACATCTACGCTTCTACCTTTTTCCAAGCTGTAAATAGCTTCTGTATTTGCAACCGTTCCGCTTTTATTCTTGCGAATGCTCTTTATTCTGAATACAATATTCTCATTGTAAGTACCTCGAACCAAACCACCTTTTCCAGCCGCGATAACCGATTTAATCCATCTCTCTTTTTGATTTGCTCCGCTTACTTTTTTAGGGTCGTAAATACGTTTAATGTTACGCATTGCGTTTTTTCTACGCACTACCTTACGCCTACTTTTACCAACCCTTGCAGCATCAGTTGCTATTAATGTTCTTCGTTCAATAGTACCTCCAAACTCTTGTTTTGGAAGGTTGTTAACAGCTTCTTCATTTCCTACAAATCCGACCGCGCTTGACATTGCGCTTACACTTCTACCGCTTGCAAAATCAATTCTACTCTTAGCCTTGAAAAAGTTCGGTCTACGGTTGATAAACTCACGCTTTGCACTTTTAGGCATCTCGCGCTTTTTCATGTCAATAGCAACGTCATTAAGCGTTTTCCGTACAACATTCGGAAAAGCTGTTTTACTTGTCTTTTCTAGTTTGTTTCTGAATTTGACAAGCTGATTTGAGTTGATATTAACAACCCTTGACATTATCTGTACACTCTGATTTCTAATTCTGCCCCCCAAACATCTGTCGGGTTTCCATCGTAATCAAAAGCAAGTAAGGCCAACGTATCATCATCAAATCTTGAAACAAGCAGATTGGCGATTCCTAAACTAATCACGTTGCAGAAAATTTGAGTTTGACCCGCTGGAAAAGCCGCGACAAGAGTTCCAGAATAAGAACCAACTCCACTTCGAGACCATACAATTGATCCTCCTATTTCGTTCACAAACAAATCACTCTCAGTTGGGTCTGCGGTAGTTGCCTGTTGAAGTCTGACGGTGTAAACATCATACGGTTTAGACGCTTTTAAAAGGGCATCGTAAAACTCATATCCATTTGTTTCATTATCTGCCAATCCGTTAGGTGTGATGTCAGCTTCTCGCATCATTTTAGCGAAAAACTGATACATATCACTCACCGATTCAACGTTAACGGGTGTTCCGTTAGGTGCATTTTTCACATTGCCATCTGGGTAATCCGCATCGGGTGCTGTAACGTTGGTTAAATCTTGTATTCCTCTTGCCATCTTAAATATAATTTACGTAAATGAATGCTACTGTATTAGCTGGTTTTAGTTTCAAAATTAACTGTCTAAATTCTGTTTCTCGCGAAGATAAAACATCTGCAAATGTTCCGTATATTTCCCCACCGATATAAAATGAACAATTGAATCCATCAGGGTCAAAGTCCAAATCCAAATCAGGGTCTGTGTGATTTACAACCATGTTATTAAATGTAAACCCTAACTGCGATGACCCCAACTGAAATTGACCTAATTGAACTTGTGATAATATCGTGTTTGAAATAAAATCTTCTGCACTTCCAAGTTCACCACCGCCTAACTGATAGGTGTTCAACTCTCCTAATCCATCTAAAGGCGTAGCACCGAATGTAACGGGGTTAACTACAGGTATATTCTCATGTACCCATACGTTAAATCCAGCGGCTTGTAATTGACCTTCTATGTATCTTGCGTGTTGACGTGCAGGAATAAGACCGGGATGATTCATTTTCCTTTTAATAGCCAACTTTCTATCGGCTAAAGGAATTAAATTGTTAACAGGCAAACCTAATCTAACCTCCCACTGTGAAGCATCTTCTGCCGTAAAATTATCATTGTCAGGTAGTATGCTATCGAGTATCGAAGTAGCATCATTGACCGCCTTAGTTTCGTAAACTTTCAAGGCATCAATAAGCCTATCCAACTTCCCATCTTTAGGAATTTTGAACGCCCGACCCGTTGGAAAAAGTCGCTCAGTAAGTCGTTTTATTTCATCAATAACAGCCATTAACTTATACTGATTGAATTAACCAATGGAATGTTGCCATTAAGAAATTGAAAACTTGAAACGGTAACACTGTTAACATCTAACGTCAAAGACGAAAAGAAACCGCTTGGTACTGCTTGTTGAACCGCAAATATCAAACCGTTAACGCTCAATGTATCATTTCTGTCAGCTTCAATATCTGCACTTGCAACGTATGGTCGAACCTCGTTAATGTAATCCGTTAGCGCGTTGGTAATGGTTGTTGTTATTTCAGCGGTCAAACCCACATAACCCGATATTGTAACGTCAACATCCAAAGGTGTTACAGGCAATACATTTGCAATAACTTGAACAGGTCTACGCCCTCTATCTGACAGTGGTCGCGAAGTATCGGGGTCGAAATCAATGACATCTTCTACGTCTGACAATATCGTTGCCGTAGGTATTCCCGAACCAACTGGAACACTATCTGCACTAGTTGCTTCTACAAATATGTTAACCTCGTTAATTGCACCCGATGCCGTAAATGGATAGACCTGTTCCACGCCTTGCGCATCTGCTGCCCATAATCTGTAATCAGTTGCAGCACCACCCTGCGGCTCTAGCCTATATGCTTCTATTGCCTTTTCACGATATTCCTCAATGGTTTCTGCCGCTTGTGGCTCAGTGTCAATAGCAGTTACAATAGCTTCACTATCAACTAATGAAATAGGCGCGGTTACTGTTAGCCTATCCGAAACGGCTAACGCACTTTCAAGTCCTGCGGTTAACGCTCTCAATTGTATTGATTCGGTTGCCGATGCTAGTGTCACAGCACTGTCTAAAACAAAAAGATAACCTGCATTTAATGCGTCATCGTTTGATTTAAAGGTCGTTTGAGCTGGAATGGTTGCGCCTATCGTACCCGTTACATCAACATCGTATCGACCTGCAATAGCTGGAAATGGATTCCTATTTAGTTTGACGCGCCCGAAACGCTCTAATGTTCCACCCCTAGATGCAGGGTCGGCAGTATCTACAAATATGTTTTTTTGAACACTTCCAACAAGTAGGTAAATGAGTTTAAGTTTAGCCGCTTGCACCGCTGCCAACGCTCTAAGGAATGACCTACCGATTGGCGATATTTGAACACCTAGTTCCCCCTCAATATCTGATATTATTGAAGTGTATATTTCTGATAATGTTGGTATCTGCTGCATTTACTTTATTGTTTTCATCTATAACTCCAAACGGTAGGACGAATCCTTGTTCTTGAACTTGGCGCAATATCTAAATGAACGAACCTTCCGCCACCGTGTTGCTTCCATCCTACACCTGTAAATCCAAATTCAAAGGCAAGTTTTGTCAGTAAGTAAGCATCTCCCCTGTCAACCTTAAAATCTGACGCAAGTCCTAAAGGGTGTGTTCCATCCTTGTTTGGTTTTCGCTTTTCAATTGAGTGTTCGTAGGAACGAAAACCAGAATTGACAACCATTGGTTTACCGTAAGCATTGCGTAACTTTTGCAGCTTGGACATAAACTCGTGCTGCATATCGTTTTCACCTGTCTCCTTGCAATCAAACTCTTCTTTAGAAAAGTTCGGGTATTTATCCCATTGTGCTTTCATCTCAATCTACCGTCAATTATTCTGAAGTTGTCTACTTCATAACTACCGTCTGACGGGTCAACATCAACAAATGCGAAACCATGATTCCATTTGTTAATCGGCATATATTGTGGGTGCATTTCGCAAAGGCAACCCGTTGACCATGTTGTTACAATCTTGCCCTCCAAGTTGTTTTCTGTATGTTCTGACGTTTGGTGGTTGTGACCACAGATAACAGACGCTTTAGCCCTCATGTAGTAACCTCTAGCAGGATTTACAGGACTGAATACCGAACGTCCAAACTCGTGACCGTGTAAGATGTTCAATCGACCCGCTTTGATTATGCGCTTGTCTTGTATTAACGTGCAGCCGTATTGACCAAACTTTAGCAAAGTGTCTAAGGTGAACTCTGATGTTCCAAGTAGTTCGGGTGCTTTCGTTCTTAGGTATGCTTCGTATCGTTCTTCATGGTTTCCTAACTTGAAATATATAGGGCATTGAAGTTCCCTTTGAAGTATTCCTAATAGTTCGCGGCATGATTCTAGTTCTTCGCTGAACTTTCGTTTTCGTGGGTCTTTTTCGTATCGGCTAAGTGCGTAACAATCCAACGTATCACCGTTTAAAACAACCGCGTTGCACTTCTTTTCCTTGCCATATTTGATGGCAACCGTTAACGCTTGAATGTTGTGATAAGGTACGTGAATATCAGATAACAGAAGTATTCTAGTCGCCCCCTTTGGTAATTCAAAAGGTGGCCATTCTTCTTCATCTGTATCTGGAAGTCCGAAAGGGTTACTTACCCCTAACGCTTTGGCGTGTTGTGCTTTTTCAGTAGAGAACTTTTTAGCCCCAGAACGCTTTCTGTTTTCATCTCCGTTTTGCCCTCGATAGTATCTAATAATATCCCTTGCGTGTTCAGCGTTTTTAAAAACCTTTTTGTTTTTCTTGTAAATAAGTTTTGCAAGTGATTTACTCGGAAGGTCTTTGGTTACTTCATCGTTCAGATATTCAAGTACAATTTGACCTTTTACAGTTCGGTTTCCCATGTTTTGGTTTTAGTTATTCCTCAACGTGCAATGAATCGGCAAAGTCCTTATCTAGCTTTGCTATTTGCATTAGGTCGTTTGACCATTCTCTAGCATCACGTTCCTTCTGTTCGTCTGTGGTTTCCAATCCTTGATTAGCTTGCCGTTTAGCGTTGCGCTTTAATATGCGGTCAATCGCTTCTCTGATGCCTTGATTATCGTGGTATGCGCTCATGTTGTGTTTTAATTCGTGAATCGCAAATTACGTAATAAACCCGTTACTAAGTGAATTATTACTTTTTACGCCTTTTCTTCCATTCCCTGTACTCACTTGAAATCTTGAAAAAAATAGATGTTGTTAGAGATATGGCTGTAAGCACTAAAATAATAGGCGGAAAATAACCGTTTACAAAATCCTTCAAGCCTAGCCCGTAAAAAAGCACACTCAATGCAACGCCAACACCGTCAAGCGTCAACCCTATCTTACCCAAAGGGGTGTGATAGTCGTTAATATTCTGAACCATTTCAATTATATCATGTATCATTAAATTCCAATTCTACTAGTTCCCAGTTCAATTATCTTTCTTTTCCTGTGATTTCTGCCAATTCT